TATGCTCCGTTTGCTCCGGTGTTTGGCTCGGCGGGTACGGTGCCAAGGACGTAAACGTAGCGTTGTCAAATTTTATTTGGTCTGTTCTTTTCATTTTATGATCTCCGTTTTTCTTAACCGTTTGCGATTTGATAAACCGTCTCAGCCTCTCCGATGGTGTCGCCGACAAACATAAGGCCGGAAAGCGTGGCCGCATTCAGGTTGAAATAATCGTCAAGCCAATAGGCTGTGAAATTGTCCTCGTGAATTCCCCAAACCTTTTCTGGTTTCTGGGTGTCATAGGTTGGTGTCCAGCCCTCTGTGGTTTGCACTTTGTGCGTGGCGAATACTCTGAAAAGAAACTTCTTCAAACCTTCTTCTTCTGTTGGAAGCATCGAGTTGAAACCGTCTTGCCAAATCAACTCATAATCCCGATTCAGGAAGTAAGAGAGGCGCGTGTTTCTCCTGTGTTTTACCAAGACATAGGGCGTGTTTTTGCGTACGTCTTTGGAGTCCTTTGTCCATTGCCGTTTGAATGTGCTTTTGTTCATCGTGTTTTTGCTATTAGGTTTAAACTGATTACTGCCCCCGCTGCGCGGGGGCAGGGTATCAGGCCAAACTAGCCACGGCGGAGGTGGGCTGTATTAAGACACAGTGTCTTGAATTGTGACCGCTCAAAAAACAGACCTGCAATTTCAATTGTTTCTAGGTTGGGGTTGTTTTTGAACTCATCGCCAAGGTTGATTTTGGTGCGCTTGGCGGTTTTCTTGCCGTTCTTTTCGGTCAATATTGCTTTGTGTTTCATCGTGTTTTTGTTTCTCTCGCGGTGGCTCCCGCTGTTCCAATAAAGATACCAGAGATGGTGCCAGTGTAAAGTTTTATTTACACTTAAATGAAAGTTTTTTTCGGGGCGGTGAACGTGGGCAGTACTGCCCAGTACTGAATGGGGCCGGATTGGTGGCACATAATCTGGCGGCAGGTCTGGCAATCAATCGCGGATTGGGGTCGATAGGATCGGGCCGGATCGGATTTGATGTGGCAGGGGGCAGGATCGGAAATGGCGGGAGGGGGGAGTTAAAGTCTTATTTACTGCATACATTTAACGGGCCTTGAAGGGGTGCTGTAGGCATCGGGCATGCCCATAAGGTGGTATATCATTCCGGCGGAGAAAAGCTCTCACAGGGGCATTTAGAGGCCACAAGATATAGGGGTATATTCCGCCCACACCACAAGATGCAGATCGGGCAGAATCGGGGCGGATCGGGGGGCCGGATCGGGGCAGGGGATCGGGCCGGATCGGGACGGCTTAACATTACCGCCTTAATCATGATTTCCCCACTCAACTTTAGGAAGGGCGTTGCCTACCACGGGGGGCGTACCACCCCCCATTGGCCCGACTCTCCACACACCCCCCTCTTAAAAACTGGACGTCTTTTAAACTTGTGGTACATTTTTTGCAACATATGGCAGAGATTTCGGTTAAGAAGAATTTGACGGGGGAGACGCTTGATATGTTTCTCAACAAACTGAGCCTCGGTATCAGCATTACTGGTGCGTGTGGAGCTTGCGGAATTAGCCCTAGTCGGCTTGATAAGCTTAGGAAGGAAAAGCCTAAGTTGAACGCGCAGGTTCTGGCAGCGCAAGCACAGGCCGAAGAGGCTTTGTGCCGGAAGGTTATGGAAAGCCGCGATGGGAAGCTGGCATTGGCTTTTCTACAGTCGCGGTTCCCGCAATGGAATCAGAAGACAACTAAAAGTGACAATCAGTCCGCGCCTAGCACTATCTCGCCTGAGTTGCTATCGCAGTTGTCTTCTATTCCAGAGCGGGTGAAGACTCGCAATTAGTACTGTGCAGTACTGAGAGTGACACAGAGAGGACAGAGGAGAACAGAAGAGGTGTATGCCTGCGAAGAAACCAAAGAAGCTTAAAAAGCTTATAGTGCAGCCACCACTGAAAAGGAGTGGCCCAGCACCTAAGAAGGGCAAGTATGGGATTCTGCTTCCCAAGAAGACTATCAAGCCAGTTCCAGCACCGTCCTTAGTATTGTCTTCATCTGAGAAAAAGTCTCAGAGAGCATTGGAAAGGATTGCTAGGGATAGGGATGCTTTGGAGGAGGCGAGCAAGCTTGAGAACTTTCCAGAGAACTTTTTGGGGTTAGATACTTATCCGTGGCAAAAGAAGGTTTTGGAGTCTTTGAACGATAAGGAGTGTCAGGTTGCGCTAAAGGCGGCGAACGGGTCAGGCAAGACGAGTGTGGTAGCTGCGAGTGCGATTCTCTGGCATATGGTTCGATTCCCAGAAAGCTTAGTTGTAACGACTGCGGGTGTCTGGCGTCAGGTTGAGGGCCAGCTTTGGCCGACCTTGAAGAAGTATGTAGGGGGATTGGGGAGAGGATGGAGAGCGACGAGCAACGAGCTTGAGTACCAGAACGGGAGTAGGGCGATTGGGTTTAGTACGAATGATGCTGGCAAGTTTGAGGGCTGGCACAGGCAGGGGCCGACAGAGAACCTGTTAATGATCGTGGATGAGGCAAAGACTGTCCCTGATCCCATCTTCACAGCCATTGCTCGCTGCCAACCTTCGCGGCTCCTTGTGATGAGCAGTCCCGGAGCCGCTGCGGGAGCTTTCTACGAATCGTTTACAAAGAAGCGCAAATTCTGGGACTGTCATACTGTTACCGCATTTGACTGCCCTCATCTTACAAAAGATTGGATTGATACCCAGATTGAGATGTATGGGGAGAATAGTCCTTTGGTTCGCTCGATGATCTATGGGGAGTTTGTGGATGATAGTGGGGAAGGATTGGTTCTTAACCTTAAAAGCCTAGAGGAGTGTTTGCAGAATCCGCCGGAGCTAAAGATGGGCATGAAGGTTGCTTTCATTGACTTTGCAGCCGGAGGGGACGAGTGTGTTTTCGCGTACAGGAATGGGAACAAGGTGATGGAGATGGTGACGTGGCGTGAAAGAAACACGAACACGACCATTGGTAAAATCATAAACCTAGTTAAGAAGCACAACCTTACGCAAGACGAGATATACGCTGATGAAGGCGGTATGGGTTTACCGCTGTGTGATGCGCTGATGGATGCGGGTTACGACATACATCGTGTTAATTTTGGTTCTAGGCCATTTGATGAGCGGTACTCTAACCGGAGTGCCGAGATGTGGCACACTGCTGCGAGGATAATTGAAAAGAGGGAAATACTGTTACCGGATGACCAGACGCTTCATCAGCAGATGGTCACTCGCAGGTCGGAGGTTAGCCGGACTGGCAAGCTGGGTCTGGAGTCGAAGGACAAGATGAAGTCCAGAGGGCTGGACAGCCCAGATAGAGCGGACGCTGTGATGGGTTGCATAGCGTGTGGTGGTGGGGTTGGGGGAAGCTGGGAGCGGTTCAACTCGATGTCTCGTCCTACATACAAGGAATTGATGGAGGAGGCTGAGTCAAGTTTTAAACAAGATTGCTTGCCAGAAGGGATGTTTGTGGGTTATTAGCGGTCAAGTAAATTTTGCATTTACAGCGGTCGGCATTAACGCCAATAAAGTCAAACGGCGAGACTTGCTTTATATGCGGCGAGGTGGGGCAAGCAGTTGCTTATGATGTTGTTTGCAAAGGTTGTGTTTGTGAGGACTGCATTAAGTTTGCGGTTGGAGCGGAAGTTGCAATGATAGCAGCTTGGTCAGGGAAGAGAGTTAGACATCCGAACAACGAGGATTTTAAAGATGGCTTACGGTAAGAAGAAAAAGAAAAAGAAAACAACCTACGGCAAGTAGTATGAGCAAAGAACTTTACACTGACATCGTTGAGGATGTCGCTAGTCGCGCACGATGGGAGACGCGACAATCTCTATGGTATCAGATGCGGAATGACGGTTTACGCCGCCGCCAGAAACCGTGGGCCAACGCCTCTGACTTTCATTTCCCTCTGATTGATACCACTATCAATAAACTCAAACCTGCGTTCTTCCAGCAAGCGATGGGGCTAGACGTGCTGGCTACTTTTGTGCCGATGCGTTCGCAGTTGAGTGGGTTCACTACAGCGGCAGAGCATTGGTTTAGCTACAAGCTAAATGAAAAAAGCAACTACGCCTCTGAGGTGATGAGTTGGATTGACCATATGCTTGTCAGTGGTCAGGGGGTTATGAAAATTTACTGGAACCCCGACAAGAAACAGGTCGAGTTCCAAGCGGTAGACCCGATGTATATGATCGTCCCACCTTGGACGAAGGGTCTTGATACGGCTGACCGCATCACGCAGGTCATGCCTATGAGCCTAGACCACTATAAACGTCTTGGCATTTACGACACTAGCAAGGAAACCATCGAACGCATCAAGGGCGGTAACGCTAAGGACTCCGGCATTACAGATGATCTGAAGTACGAGCGGGAGATTCGTGAGGGCATCACGCATTCTAATGACGAAGATCAGATAATTGTTTGGGAAGTCTACACTCAGGATAAGGATGGCAAGTGGTTGATGAAATGTTTCTCACCACAAGCCCCACACATTCCTTTGCGGGATGATATGGAGGTTCCGTTTGACCACGGCCAACCTCCTTTCGCTGTCACTAAGTACGAGATTACTGACGGCGGCTGGTACTCGCCTCGCGGGGTGTGCGAAGTGCTTGCACCTTTCGAGGCTTCGATGTGCAAAATCTGGAACGAGAAGATGGACGCCTTTACGCTGTTCAACAAACCACTGTTCCGAGCCGAGCGCGACCTACCAAATAGTGTTAATTTACGCCTAAATCCCGGCCAAATCCTGCCTTTTGGTATCGCTCCAGTTCAAATGCCCAGCACTCCGATGGACTTCGATAAAGAGGTTCAGCAGACGCAAGCCATAGCCGAGCAGCGAGTCACCGTTCCCGACTATGGAATAATGGCGGACAGGGATCGCCGCACTGCGACTGAGGTCGAATCCGTTAACGCTCAAGCGCAGCAGAATATGGATTTGCGTCTGCGCCTCTTCCGTCAGGCTTTGGGAGACTTGTTCCGAATGTCTTGGGAAGTTTTGCTACAGTTCGACAAGAAAAGCCTACAGTACAGGTTCTTGCAGGACAGCCTTACGGTAGACCCGATGGCACTGCACGATGAGTATCAGCTAGAGCCACGGGGCGGGATGGATATGGTGAGCAAGTCTATGCTGCTCAACAAAGCTGTGCAGCGTAAGCAGTTGTTTATGAACTCGCCTTGGATCAATCAGGTTGAGTTAGACAAGTCTATCCTAGAACTGGAAGACCCATCTCTGATTCCTCGACTGGTTCAAGACCCGAACGAGAAAGCAGCTAATGAAGTTAAGGATGAACAACAAATCCTCCCTGCCCTTTTGATTGGCGAGATGATTCCTGTCGGACAAGTTAACGAGCATCCGGCTCGGATCGGTGTACTAATGCAGTACATCGAGAAGGCAAGGCAGTCTGGCTTGCAGATGAGTCCCGATGGGCAGCAAGCTATTATGGCTCGTATGGATCAGTTGCTCTCAGCCTACGAACAGGTTGACACAAACAACGCTCGATCTATGCGGAAGGATGTTGAGGATTACCTGCAACAGACTGGGATGATTCCATCGGAGCAAGACCAACAAGCCGCACAAGCCCAGCAAACGATGCAACAAATGCAGCCTCAACAAATGCAGCCTGAACAAATGCAACCACAGCAGATGGCAATGTAATGGCTATTGATAAATCCAAAATGAAATGTAACTCGCCCAAGCGTCAAGTGCAGGGCGGGAAGAAGTTTGTAGTTAAGGCGTGTAAAGACGGTAAAGAAAAGATTGTTAGGTTTGGCGATGCCAACATGACGATTAAGAAGAGCGACCCAGCCAGACGGAAAAGTTTCCGCGCACGACATAACTGCGATACTGCAACCGATAAAATGACAGCACGATATTGGTCGTGCAAAAAGTGGTAATGGCTGAAAAGAAAAAAGAAGACGCTTGCACTAAGAAGGTTAAGAGACGCTACAAGGTCTGGCCTTCGGCCTACGCATCTGGTGCTGTTGTTCAGTGCCGTAAAGTTGGGGCAGCTAACTGGGGGAACAAGAGTGGCAAAAGAAAGTCTGCATAAATGGTTTGCCCGTAATGACGGGAAGGGCTGGGTTGACTGCAAGACTGGTAAGCCCTGTGGTCGCCAGAAGGGCGAAAAGCGGGATGGCTACCCAGCCTGTAGGCCAACGAAGTCTCAGTGCAGTAGCGCAATGCGGAAGAAAAAGGGGCCGGAGCGAATTAGCTGGAAAAAGAATAAATGAGATTTTTTAACTTTATATCTATTGCGTGGCGTCTATCTAAGCATATCCCTTGGATTGGGGAGCCTGAGTGGAAAGCGCAGGAATCCGCTGCTTTAAGGCGTTTCTTGGTGTCTGCGGAGGGTAAGAGGTTTAGGGCAGTGTTACTTAATATGGTTCTCAAACAGAACCAACAAGCAGTGTCCAGTAAAAAAGAACTTGAATTCAACGCAGGTTTTGCGAATGGTGTGAGAACAACGGTTCACACGGTTGAAGCTCTGGCAAAAGAAATCGAAGAACCGGAAGAATTTACGTCTGATATGTTTGGGGTTGATTATCAGGCGAGTGAAAACCCCACAGCAACGTCTAGCAGATTTGGTGCGATTGTTGGACGAGGATAAGCACTAATTGGGAAGCATTATGCCAGAAGAGTCCGTCGAAATTACCGACGATCAAATGAAGGCCGCTGCCGAGCAGTTTGACGCTGCTGTAGATGCGGGTGAAACGCCTGAGTTAGAAATAGTTCAGGAAGAACCGAAAGAGGAAGTTCAAGAAGAACAACCTCAAGAGCCATCAGATGAGTCGCCGGAAGGTCAGGACTCTTCAGTACTGAACAGTACTGATGGAAATGCTGACGAACAGGTAAGTTCATTGACAGAAGGGGAGCCTCCTGAAGCCAGCGAGGAACCCGCCAAGAGTAAGTGGGCCAAGAACGAAGAACGTAAGAGCAAGACTTGGAAGGACATAAACCTCCAGAAAGAGTCGATCAAACGTGAACGTGAAGAGCTTGAGTTAGAGAAGAAAAAGATTGCTGAAAGGCAGTCTGATCTCAACGAAGGCAAGGCTTACAGGGATAAAGATAATTTCTCTGCTGCGGACTATAAGGCCGCTGCGGAGAGGTTAGAGCTTGAAGGAAGGGAAGACCTAGCTAAAGACGCTTTAGAAAAAGCCGAGGCTGTTGCCGAAGAAGGCAGGAAAGCCGAAGAAGAGCAAGCCACAAGGCAAGCTGTTAGGCAGCATGAAGAAGCGTTTCTTAAAGCTAAGTCTGAGTTAGAGAGGGATGACCCCGATCTGACTAAACCTGAAACTGAATTGTTTCAAAAAACAAATCAGTTCCTGAAAGAGTATCCCGACTTGGTATATTTGCCCGATGGCAACGGTCTGCGTCACGCAGTCAAGCTTGCTAAAATGCAAATGGGTTCTGAAAAGGCGGATGTGTTGGAAGCCCAAAACAAAGAACTTACCGAAACAAATAATAAACTGGAAAAAAAACTGTCTCTTAATGGTGGCTACACTAGCGAAAAGGTTGGCGGCGCACCCTCATTTGACGAACTGTCAACTGAGGATCAAGGCAAACTACTTTTGCAAAAAGCTTATGAGGCTGACAATGGTTAGAACCATTATGGACTAATTAGTATAGGAATAACATTATGGCTACAAATACTAGCTCTACTCTTTCCAACCAGTACCAAAACTTCTTCAGCAAGAAATTGCTGTCCTACGCTGTTGAGGCACTTGTGTTGGATCAATTCGGTGAAAAAGCTCCGTTGCCCGCGAAAGCTGGCCACAAAGCTATCACTATGTTTCGCTACGGCTCACCTTCGACAGCAGCAATCGCTGACTTAGTTGAAGGTACTGCGCCTACTCCTACTCGTTCTTTGACGCTCTCGAAGATTGAGAAAGCCCTCACTCAGCGTGGGCAAGTCGTTAAGCTAACAGACATCCTGACTGCTACCGACCTGTTCAACAGCTTGCAACAAAGCATCAAGACTTGCGGTGAAGACGCTGCTCTTGATCTGGACACCATCACGCGCAACGTGCTTGTTGGTTCCAACGCTGCTGGTGACGCTAAGGAGAATGGTGACGGAGTTGCCCTCGACAACAGTGACACTCTTACTGAGATGTACGCTGATGGCGGGACTGACTACACTACGTTTGAAGGAACCACTTCGGGCAACACGCTCGACGC